CACATCAAGAGTATTTTCAACTCGTAGGAGTTGTGTCCAAGTAAATGGACTTACTTCTACTGAGTCAATAAATAATCTTTTCGCGAATTCAAAGACTCTTCGAGATTGGTATGATTTAGTCATATTAATCTGGACATCTAATATTTCGCTCTTGACATATTTATATCTACCCGCCGTGAGGTTATCCCATAGAAGGATATCATCACCGAGGAGGAAGTATTTGTCATACCCATCATGTCCTACATCAAGTCCACAGGACCTGACTACGAAATGGTGAGTTAATGCAAACACAGCCCATGAGCTATAAGCACCCATGGGTTGTCCTGCACCATATATTATTTCCTGGTCTTTAAGATGAGGGAATAATTTCAATAATAATTGGGATCGCATTTTAAATGGGATTCCTACCATTATGTGTTTCCAGGACATAGCATATTCTTTACTAATCTTTTCTGACTAGACAAAGACTTGCAATTCAATTGGAAACCTATCTGTAGCTGCTGTAAGATCGAATGAATATTTCATTTGGCCTTGTAACTCAGATAATCTTAACCTGTACGATTGTTGATCCTTTGTCTTATCACATGATTTGAACCATGTTGACAGAGAATTAATAATATACAGGTGAAGTTCCCTTAGGGCCGCCTGTGACCAATAATCAAAGATGGCAATAAGACGAACTTTCCCACCAGGGTCTACAATAGAAGTAAGAAACCTCAAGGAATCATCACTTCTCATTCGGAATATTTTCGGAATTAAATTGAGAGCCCATCTGGGAGATGAAGGTTTAAGATTAAATTGTTCACAAAATGATCTTACACCATTCACTGCTTCTAATAATGTACTCCCCCCTACCACTTTAAGGTGGTTCAGGAGAGTAGAAAATGAGGAGCATCCTATTTCTAGAATAGAAGACATCATAGAAGGTCCTAAAGGTCCTTGTTTGACAGACATGTGAAACTCTTTGAATTTCACATCTCCTTCTTTTATTCTAAACTGGGGGTTAGAACGGATCTAATACCTGATATTAATTAAAAGGTTTAGGTGCGATT